CAAAGAGCATTCCAAACGCCACCTTTCTGATGAATTTTCTCTTGCCGTAAGAGACCGTTTTGTCCAAATTTATTCCTTGACAAGCCCAATCACCTCTGGGGTGGCTCTCCACAAGTAAAAAAATAAGAATGAAAAGGTTGGCGTAGATTCAAAGATCAAATCCTTCACAACAATTGGGCAATATTCAGTAGCCCGTACCGCATGGAAGTCAAATAAATGTGACCTATAGCCACTCGACTACCTAAAATAAGATTCCATTCAAGTATTTAGATTCCATCACCCCACCTGCCTCGACGCGCCCCTTGTGCCTACCCTGTCGACGGAGGTGGCGGTTTGTGGATTTGTCCGCGAGGTTTTGCCAATTATGTTTGTGATGACGCAGACGGCTACGGCGGGTGGGTACCATTGATGAATTACCCTCGTACGATTTATTAAATTTTCAGATGCAAATCCATCTGTATGGTTTGAGTGACTCAAACCTAAGCCACACCTTCTTCTCTAATCCAATGAAGACCCTTTGCCTTTGCTTGCTCTTTGTCCTTGGCTCAGCCATCTTGGTCCCCTTGCTTGTTACGGAAGTCGGTAGAGACGAGGACCTAGACCAAGTTCCGGGTCTCGGCCCAGTGCTATTGATGAACGTGATGGCATGGTTCATCCCCATCCTTTTTCTCTTTCTCTTCCTTGGATCCACCTTTGACTGACAGGCTTGTAGCTTGGGTTTCAAAAAAAAAATAAAATGTTTTCTTTCTCATCTTTTAATTACATCCACCTCACAAACAACCTTCATGCAGAAGAAAAAGGGTCCAATCCAAGATAAATTGGGCCACTTGCCTCGACCGCCGCCTCTCGAACCCGCCGGTCTTCCCACCGGTTACTACAAGGGGCGTGTCCCAAATGAAGTCATGCGTAAACATGCGCGGCTCTTTTCACTGGGTCCCCTCCTTATGAAACCAAAACGCGATCATTTTGTGGCCATGGTAAGGTCCCTCTACGTCACCGATGCTCGTCCTTGTCCCTACCGCTTCAATATTTTTAAAGCTCAAACCGAGCGCTATTACAGAGAACTTGACCAGCTCCGTCAGATGCGGGCGGAGGAGGATGATGCTGCCCTTGAAGAGATTGCCTTTGGGTCAACGAGTGATCCCGATCAGATGAAGTGGGCACGGATGAAGGAAGAGAATTCTCGTCCTTGTGTTGCTTACATGCAGGGCATCTCACCTGAAGGCCACACCGCCTCTATCGAGGTTCGCGAGTTTAAGCCCTACTTCTTTGTAAAGCTTGCCCGGTCATGGACCGAGCACCAAATCGAAAGGTTTGTGACGGGCTTGGAACGCAAGTGTGTCTTAAAACCTGAGACACTGACCGCTAAACTTGTCCCCCGGAAAGACTTGTTTCTCTTCCACCCCGACCCCAAGGACCCCTCCCAGCCGCGCAAGTGGAAGTACATTTGTGTCTACTTTCCTAATATGGCTGTCCATAACCGAGCAGCTTCCAAGATGAAGGACCCGCTCTGTATCAAGGGCGTCCCCCAGACCCAAGACGTGCTTCATCCCGAAGAGGTTTTCCGAGGAGCGACGGAGCATGCCCAGCGCATCATTGACCAGTCGTCCATCAAGCCAGAAGGGTGGATCATTATCCACCGAGCCAAGTGGAGGTTTGCATCCAAGAACCACCGTGTATCGACGGCACCTTATGAAATTTTTACTAGCTTGAAATCTGTCCATCCCCTAACCGATGAAATGGAACACCCTCTTGTGCCCTCTATTGATGCTGTTGCACCTACTCTTCTAGACTCTTGGGACATTGAGTGTGTGAGGGGAGCCAATGATGGTGAAATGCCGGACCCAGAGGTGCCAGGTGACGTGTGTTTTATGGTATGTCACTCCTTTGCATGGATGGGTTCCGTGCCACCCCATTGGACAAAGACACGTCCTGAGGTGAAACCTGGCGAGGTATTTTTGAGGGTAGGCCAGGTCTTGGGCAAGACAAAGCCGGTGGATGGCATGATTGTGGAGGAGGTTGTGAATGAGATTCAGATTGTCCAGCGTATGCGGGATTGGGCGGCCATCATCATGGACGTGGACGTCTTGTCTGCTTATAACGGTGACCGTTTTGACGTTCCCTTTATGGTCAAAAAGGCGCAGCGTTTTGGGGCAGCATGTGGGCGCTTCTTTTACATGTCCCGCATCATTGATCACAAGATTAAGGGAAGGTCCAAGGCCCTCAAGTCAGGCGCCCTCGGAGACAATGAACTCTACCTCATTGATCCGGTGGGACGCCACACCTTTGATACCTTTCAGTACGTCAAGTCGAACGCCAAGTTGGACCAGTACTCCCTCAACTTTGTGGCGACCACCTACCTTAAGAAGAAGAAGCACGACGTGAACTTTCGTGACATCTTCAAAGCTTTCCGGTCCACTCCAGAAGACTTGCACAAGATTTTGGCTTATTGCGGACAGGATTGCGATTTGCCTGTAGAACTCATCCAGAACCGCATGTGGTTCATCAACCTGGTTGAGATGGCACGTGTGACCTTGACCCAGTCCCAGGTCCTCCTTACTTCGGGCCAGCAGGTAAAGGTCTTGAACCAGCTGATGCACTACGCCCACGCCGATGGTTACGTCATCAACATGCTTTACTCGCGTGATTATGCGACAACGGACAAGTATGGTGGGGGCACCGTCCTGGCTCCCGATGCAGGCTACCACACTGACCCCACCGTGGTTCTTGACTTTAAATCCCTGTACCCGTCCATCATGATGGCACACAACCTGTGTTATTCTACACTTGTTTCACAGGCAATGTGGGATTACATCAATACTCACAAAAAGGACTACTTTGAGCGCGGCCTCAAGATCGACGAATACAAGACGGCTGGGGGCATCCACCGATTTGTGGACAATGGTCTCGGGATCCTGCCCAAGATCTTGAAGACCTTGGGTCAAGAACGAGGCAAGGCTAAAAAGTTGATGGCCAATGCAGCAACTCCCCTCGTGGCGGGTATCATGAATGGTCGTCAATTGTCGCTCAAGGTGTCTATGAATTCCATTTATGGTTTCACGGGTGTCAAGGAAGGAAAGCTTCCCTGCCGTCCCATTGCCGAAACTGTGACGTGCCTCGGAGGCAACATGATTATGCATTGCAAGGACTGTATGGAAAAGTGGTACCCAGGCACCAAGGTGATCTACGGTGACTCGGTCGCCCCGTGGTGTCCAGTGCTGACCAAAAGGCGCATCGTCCAAAAAGATGGCAAATACGAATGGCTCTACGCTCTCGAGACCATTGACAAGCTCGCTTCACGGTGGCTTGTTCGTCGAGACGGAAAACAATACGGTCTAGGCTTTGGCATTGTGTGGGCGTGGAGTGACGGTGGATGGACCAGGATTCACCAAGTCATCCGCCACACCTACAAGGGAGACCTCTACCGTGTAGGCACGGGACGCGGCATTGTCGATGTCACTTCCGACCACTCCCTGGTAAATAGTGAGGGGGTCGAAGTGAAACCGGTGGATGTCTCCCTCGGAACTTCCCTCATGCACAAGGCGCCTCCACAGAAAGTTGTAGACCTCTTCCAAACACCAGAGGCGGGTGTCCACTTTGCGGAATTGGATTCCCCAAACCGCCATTCAGGATGGGAAGCCGCGGCACGTCGTTTCTACTCGGGCTCCGTCTGGCGCCATGCGACGTCACCCGAAGACACAACCATTCAGAGCCTGACGTCGTTTCCCTATTCTGGTTTTGTCTATGACTTGACGACGGCCAACCACCATTTTCAGGCAGGCATTGGTGACATGATTGTCCATAACACCGATTCGGTCATGGTTAAATTCCCCAAGACCCTGTGTCCCACGGCCGTTGATGCCTTTGAGTTGGGCTTCAAGGCTGGTGACCGCCTGACTGCAGAATTCAAACCGCCCATTGAAATGGAAATGGAAAAGATTTACCAGCCCTACCTCTTGAAGAAGCGCAAGTACTATGCGGGAAAGATTTACGAGTCGGTGGATCAAGTGAAAAAGTACATGCTGGGGCAAGAGGTGGACGAGACCAAGAAAAAGGTAAAGGAACCCTATGTCGACATCAAGGGGATCAAGCCTGCCCGGCGAGACAATTGTGCCCTCATGCGTAACCTCTGCTCAGGAATCCTCAACACCCTTTTCGCACCCGGAGACATGGACAGCCACCTTGACACCTGTGTAGACATGGTCGGAAAGGAACTCAACCGTCTTCAACACGATGAAGTTGCCGTAGAGGATCTAGTCATTACGGGTGGCCTCAAGTCTTCCTATGCCCAAACCATTCCGCCGCATGCCGCTGTCGGCCGACGGTTCAATTATGACCCCGGAGACCGTGTCCCCTTTGTGATTTGTGACGTTCCTGAAATGGACCGGGTAGGGGCAGAGGACAAGCGTGCCAAACGCAAACGTGCCAAGGCTACCAAACCGGATCAGGGACAAAAAAAGATGGGATCCCTAGTCGCTATGACTGACTCAGATTTGGTCAAGGCCTCAAAGACAAAAACGGCCAACATTCCCCTGGCAGCCTATGCACGTCACCCTGATGAAATCAAGGAGGGCAAGTACAAACCCGACGCTGCCTACTATGTAGAGAAACAACTCACCAATGCGCTCGAGATTGTGCTGGGTTTTGTGGACAGATGGCCGGATGTTCAAGAGATGTTGCGAGGCGCGATTCGGGATGCCAAGGGCAAACAACAAGGACTCCAAAAGATTACCAACTTTATGGTCAAGTTGAAACCTCCATCCACATCTTCTCAAGCCTCAAAGACACGCGAACCCAAAGAAATTTCGGGAGGGGAAAAACCACAAAAGAGACGACGTCAAGGACGTCCCAAGCGTCCGCCAAAGCTGTCGAAAAAAGAAAAGGAGGATCGTGACAAGGCAGGGATGCAATGCATTACGGACTTTTTTTAGAAAAAATAAATACTGAGTAGGTTTATTCTCCAAGGCTCTGTTGCTCCACTAGTGACTAAATGGCTACAGAGATGCACCTTGACAAGTTTATCGCCCTGATGGATGAAATTCAAATGGTCCAACGCCAGATTGGTGAATCGATCAATAAGCTTATTGAGCTGAGGAAAGAAATGAGTCGAGCCGCTGTCCGGGGTCTCATGACCAAGGAAGGTATTGGAGAAATAGAGGGGGAAATTCAAAGACGGGAAAAGGTTGTCTCTTCGATTGAAACCTTTCAACAAACGCGAGTCCAAGACATTTATGCAGCCATTTACAACGCCATTGACGCCATTGCCAAACAAATATCTCCCATCTTGCCCGTCGGTCTGGAAGTCCATGGCCAGGATTTTGATTTTGGAGATGAACAGGCTTCGCTGCGACGGGCTTCCTACGTCTACCTCTTTGGCGGCTTGACGGACGACGGCAATGAACCCGTCAAGGGCCACTGCTTGCGCTACCCTGACTTGCCAATCCCCCAAAGGACAAATGTCCAGACCCAAGAATTGTTTGAACTCTACCTCGCTGCGCGTGTGATCCAAAATGAAAAGTTTGACACCCTTCGTGAGGTAATGGCCCGCATGAAAAAGTCGATTGGAGCCGGCTATCCTCTCAAAGGTGCCAAGGCAGGGGTGGCACACCAGTTGGATGCGATGGTCAAAGAAGCGGAGGAAAATGAAGAGGGCTTGGCCGACAATTTGGAGGCCCTCTTTGGGGGAATTTCGTCCAAGGTTGAAGGATGGCGTGCCGAAGTCATTGATGAAGATTTTGAAACCATTCGTGACATCTTGGACATTTAGAGCAGTTTAGTTTTCTCCGAAAAAGGATTGGTGTTACGAATAAAATACCCGTATTTAATTGGTAATACCGGGTTTTCGATAAAGAAAACTAGTCTTCCACGTCCATTTCAATTAGACAAAAGGTCATCATACAGTCACACAATGATATTGCCTTTAAGAGGGTACCTCCCTTGACTTGATCTTTGAAGATGTCAAGTGTATCCTCTGGTTCGTAGTCCTTATAATCATCCTTCTTCAGGAAATCATTGAGAGCCTTTGTTCCGCCCTCCAAAGTTTTTTGCACACAGATAGGATAGCTAAAGTTTTCCTTTCGAAAGTCACTTGAATAAAAGACGACGTAAACCATTTTAAAATGTGTCACCTAGATTGAAAGACGTGATTTAACTAACCTCACTTGGCTTTTTGGCAGGAAGGAGGACGCGCCCATCCAAACATACCATCTTGACTCCCCGATACCTCTTGGATCATGGGATCAACGTGGTGATGACCAAACAAATGAATCTCGGGTTTCATAGAAACCTTGTGTTTTGGCTTTGAGGGGGACAGTCAAAGGTCGAGGGGGTCTCGTGGGTCACCAATACGTCTAGACCCTTTCCCAACACTTGCCTCAGGTAGGTTTGATAAACGCCTCGAGGAAACTTGTGGAGTTCTGGTTTGTCCTTCCCAATAATTCCATGGACTCTACCTACACGCAGACCCGCCTCACCAAGGGTAACGACATAACGGTCAAGAGAACAAAAAGTGTCATCCTTGTTGCGGAGACCCTCGACCTCGTCCGAGTAGTAATCGTGGTTACCCTGAACAAAATAAAAGGCCTTGGAATGGTCCAAAAAGTATTTATAGGCCTCGTAAGGATCTCCGTCTGACCCAATCTTACCCGTCCCGGCCATGTCGCCAGCAGCAATCACAATGGAATCCTTCAAGAGGTCCATGCTTTCCAATTTTTGTGCAATCTCAAGGGCAACGGCATGCATGTCACTAAGGAGAATAAATTGACATGAAGGATCTAATAAATTATCCACTTGGTGAAACAATATGGAGCACCCGTGGGCAAAGGCCGAGGGAAAGGTTTCGGTAGACATAATTTCAAGTGGCTTCAATTGGCTTCAGCCAATCCAAACCATTAGGTTTGCATCTGCCTGTGAATTTCCAGTTTCTTTTTCTCTGAAAAACGATCGGTGTTACCAATAAAAGACCCGTAAATTGTTTAGTTGTTAAATTCACCTCACCTCATGGATACCTTTGACAAATTCTTTCAAGACTTGAAAAAAAACATCTAACACCTCGTGATTTGTATTGGGTTATTCATGGAACCCACCCCGAACAAGGGCCACATCTTGGTAGACCGAGTCAAGAGAGTAGGCCGCCAAAATGTGCCAAACGGCGTGACCCCACGGGACTCCCATCAAAACAAAATGATGGTCAACAATGAGTGACGCAAAGGCCAAGAGACACTTGAGACACGTCGTCAAGGACACACAATAAACAATTTCATGATAGAGCCCAAGCAAAATGGAGGAGGCAATCGGAAGCCAATCAATCACAATTGTCCACTTGGGAGTAGTCGCATGATGGATAAAGGAACAAACACCCGCCAAGACCATCAAGGTGTAAAAGGTGGGAAGAGGTGATGGCATGTCCTCACTTGCCAGACGACTTGCCCCAAACATGACAAGCGGGAGGTTGGACATGGCATTCCAAAACTCTGCCATTAAGGGAGTGACTTGGAAAAAGGGCTCCAGACGTCTTGGGGGCAAAAGACGCAAAAGGTTCATGGTGAAGGAAATAAAAGTGAAATTTGAGAATAAAGCTTATTATTTGGCGAATCTTATGTAAATCTTATGAAAACCAGGCCAAGGGCAAGACATGTTTGGCGTGAGAAATGACCGCCGTTGTGAGACCATGAGAATGTCCGTGGGGCACAAATTTTGGCTTGGGTTTAACCTGAAAGGCTACAAGGATTATGTCGGTCCCGTACCAGAATGAAGTGGTAGGGCAAGAAGTCACATAGATACCATGGCCAAAGGCGGCCCCTCGATTTCCCAAACGTCCCATGTCGAACCCATTCTTTATGATTCGTGCAGCGGCGGCAGGTGATGTACCGTGCAGGCCAAGGCAAAAGGAGGTGCCCTTTAGACGATCCAATTCAGAAGGGTCGACAACATCCTTCACCATGTGGCCCATGTGGGCAAAGTCGTCGTCATGAATAGCAGAGTAAAAAAAGTGCTTGGACAGTATTGGGAAGTGGTTTATGTGGTTCAATGAGGTCAAGCAGGTGATGAATCTGATCAGGCTTGACCCGGAAAAACGTCTCCAATTTCGGCAACTGTTTTTTTTTAAAGGATATGTCCCTTACTAGCGAAACCTTTCGGGAAAAGTTGGTGTCCAAGTTTCTCTGGGAGAGTTCCCCGGCGGCGGGACACCATTCAAGGACATACTCAATTTTGCCTCTTTTGAATTTCGCCTTTTTGGCCTTGCTGGGCGTCTCTTTCCACTCGCGGACCCGTTTCACTGGGGTGGCGTGGGTGGGTTTGGTCGGGCCGAATTTGATAAAATTCATGTCCTCCATGAAGGCCAAAGAGACTTCGGTCAAACAAACATATCCAAGTTTCTTTGGTTGAATCTGTCGTTTCCTTGAGTTCGGGGGCGGAAGGACTTCCATACCTAGTGTGAATGTGACGGTAAGATATTTTATTTTCAACAACACCACGATGATTTTTTCTTTTTCGCCTTTTGAGGCTCTGGATTGGTGACGCGGATGGCTGGAGCTTTGGGACGTTGGCTGGCAGTGTAGACGGGAGACTTGAGGATTGTCGAGACAAATGGGCGGATAAGGGTGTCACGTAAGGATTCTGATTCTTGCAACTTGGACGAGCATTCGAGGTAGGCCAAGTCCAAATCCTCCGCAAGGGCCTGGGCTTCTTCACGTGTTACCTTGCGCTTGGCCTGGAGATCAGCCTTGGCACCCACAAGAAAGATGGGAATGTCCTTGGTCGAGTGGACACGAATCTCCTTTAACCAGTTTTGGATAGAGTCAAAGGACGACAGGTCGCTGACGTCAAAGAGGAGCAAGATGCCGTGAGATCCGCGGTAGTAGCCCGATATGATGGTCCGGTAACGTTCTTGGCCGGCCGTGTCCCAAATCTGGAGCTTCACCGACTTGCCGTCCTCCATGGTCAAGGGGTAGAGTCGGAAATCCACCCCGATAGTGTGTTGGTAGGCATCCGTGAAGGAATTTTGCGCAAGCCGCTCAAGAAAGGCAGACTTTCCAACGCCAGAGTCACCGACTAAAATGATCTTTACAAGGTGGTCGTAAGGTACAGAGGAGGCCATTTGTTTGAAGTGGCCGAGATGGGTATTTTTAGATTAACAGATACTTTTTTTGGATTTTCATTTAGACATTCCCTTGACACTTTCCACTCTTCTCCCTAATAACTTCGATGGCTTCTGCATTTTCTACTCCTTCCAAGGAGGGAACTTTGCCTTCTGGATTGCCTCCAAGTGGCACACCGGGTCTTTTTGATGCCTTTGACAAACAAGTTCTCAAGAAGTGGAAGGAGGTGGATCTCTATGCCAAGATGATGAAGCGCAAGGAGGGTACACTCCACCGCTTCATGGACGGTCCTCCCTTTGTCTCCTCTCCTCATCTCCACTATGGTCACATCCTTGTTTCGATGGTCAAGTCATCCCTCATGTACTACATGTATATGAAGGGTCACCGTGTCCAAAACCGCCTTGGCTACGACTGTCATGGTCTCCCAATGGAATTCCAAGCCAACAAACATTTTGGCTTCCCCACAAACAAGCAAATCCGTGAAGAGATTGGCTTGGCCTCCTTTAATGGCTACTGTCAGGCCTTGGTCGACGAATACAGTGGCCAATGGACTGGCCTCTTTGACCGTATTGGACGGCTGGCAAATTACGCGGACACGTACAAGACGCGTGATTTCAAGTTTATGGAATCGGTCTGGTGGGTCTTTAAGCAACTCTATGACAAGGGCCTCGTCTACCGTGGCGTCCGTGTCCTTCCCTACTCAACCACCGCCGGAACCTCCCTCTCCTCCTTTGAAGCCGGAGAAAACTACCAGATGCGAACCGATCCCTCCCTCTTTGTCAAGTTTCGCCTTGTCCCCCAAAGTGAGAAGGAAGCTCCATGTGACCTTGTGGCATGGACAACAACTCCATGGACCCTCCTTGCCAACCAAGCCTTGTGTGTAAACCCTGACGCCACCTACCTCCGTCTCAAGGACAAGGCATCTGGCGAAAGATGGGTAGTCGCTGAAGATGGTCTCCCAAACCTCTACCCTTCCTTGGTGCCAAGCAAAAAGAAAAAGGAAGGCGCCTCACCAGACAGCCTTTTCGAGGTGGAGGCCACCTTTCCAGGCAGGGTCTTGGAAGGCCGCACCTACCACCCCATCTTTCCCTTCGTACCTTCTGGATCTACAAACCATCGAGTCTTTGCAGACGCCTTTGTCAAGGTGGCGCCTGGCGAGACGGTAGGTACGGGGGTCGTCCACATTGCTCCAGGATTTGGCGATGAAGATTTTTGGTTGTGTCAAGCCAAGGGAGTGATTTCGTCAAGGGGCGAAGGTCTTTTTTGCCCCGTCGACGAGAATGGTGTCATGACGTCCGAGGTTGGGGCCTTTGGAGGACTGGCTTGGAAAGACGCCAATGCCAAGGTAGTGGAGGAATGTTTGGCGGCAGGATCCGCCATTCGGATGGAGCCATGCACCCATTCCTACCCCCACTGTGGACGCTTTGGCACTCCCCTCATCTACCGAGCCGTGGATAGTTTCTTTGTCGAGGTCACCAAGCTGAGGGACCGGCTTGTCGCCATCAACAAGGAAGTGGAATGGGTCCCCGACCATGTCGGAAAGAAACGTTTCCATGACTGGATCTCCAATGCGCGCGATTGGAATGTCTCGAGGAATCGGTTTTATGGGACCCCTATCCCCGTGTGGGTTTCCGACGAAGGAGAGATGGTGTGTGTTGGGAGCGTGAAGGAGCTGGCCGAACGTTCGGGAATGGACCTTGACCACCTGACGGACCTCCACCCCGAGCATCTTGAGGGCATTGAGTGGATCGACGAAAAGGGTGCCACCTTTCGACGCGTCACCGACGTGTTTGATTGTTGGTTTGAGAGTGGCTCGGTGCCCTTTGCCCAACACCATTTTCCCTTTGATTCACCCGACCTCTTTGACGGCCACTCGACCCTCTCCGATTTTATTTGTGAAGGGCTTGACCAAACGCGTGGATGGTTTTACACCTTGCAAGTCTTGGCGACGGCCCTTATGGACCGTCCGGCCTTTAGGCACGTGATTTGCACAGGTCTCGTCACCTCGGAAGGGAAGAAACTCTCCAAGCGTCTGAAAAACTATGTGGATCCTCACGCGGCTCTTGAGACCTATGGTGCCGACGCCTTGCGTCTCTATCTGATTTCATCACCTCTTGTGCGGGCCGAACCTCTGGAATTTCAACCCGAGCGCATCAAGGACTTTTCTGCCAAACTCATCCCTTGGTATGAAGGCTTTCGTTTCTTCATCGACCATGCCCGTCTCTACACTGCCCGTAGTGGCAGGCTCGTCGACCCGGATGGATGGATGACCTCTTCCAATTTGTTTGACAAGTGGATCCTCTCACGCTTGGGGAGAGTTGTTGCTGCTGTCGAGGCTGGTATGGAGACCTACCACATCTACCAAGTTTTTCCTCACCTCCTTGCCTTCATCGAAGACTTGACCAACTGGTACATCAAGTTCAATCGTGACCGTTTCAAGAACAAGTTTGACAACCACCACGATTACTATGCCGCCATGTCTACCCTCTTGATGGCGATGAAGACCTTTTGTCGGGTTATGGCACCCTTTACACCCTTTCTCGCAGAGACGATGTTTCAAGAGATGGGCCATGTTTTTGGGAAGGAACATTCTTCCGTCTTACTCGAAACCTATCCTTCCTCGAAAGACTTTTGTCTAGACGAAGGAGTCGAAGACCAAATGGCCTTCTTAAGGACCTCGGTCAACCTGATCCGCAAGTTTCGTGAGACTCACACAGATTCAACCTTTGCCTCTGTCAAGTACCCCATCTACCAAGCTCATTTTTACTCGGACGACGAACGCCTCGGCGGATGGGTCACTGGCCTCTCACCCTACTTTCATGGAGAAACCAATGTGTTGACCCTGGAGACATCGGCCGGCCTCCCACACGTGACATATTCTTTTGTCCCCAACCATAAGACCATTGGCCAAACCTTTCGTCGGGAGCGAGGAAAGGTCCTAGAAGGCCTTGCGTCAATTCCCTCTGACCGAGTGAGGGGGTGGATGGAGGGAGAGGAACTTTTCCTTGAAGGCTTTGACACGCCGCTCAAGGTGGACCCCTCGCTGGCACGGGCAAAAGCATCGGTTGATGCGCCTGCCGAGGATGGAAAGGTGTGGCTCTTTGAAGATGGAGTTTTGGTTTGCTTGGACATTCGAAAAACCGAAGAGACTGACATCCTCTTTGAAAGGAACTGGCTTGTCCGCTTCTTGCAAGAAGCGCGCAAGAGTGCAGGTCTGAACCCGTGGGATGTGGTGGAATTTGCCTGTGTGGCACCCGACTCGGCGAAGCACCTCTTGAACCTCGTGGAAGAAAAGATGAAGAGCCGTGTTTTTCGAGTAGAGGGTCCTCTAGCCGACGTGAGAGATATTGGGAAGGATTCCTGGGATCGTCAGTGGTATCTTTTATAAATTTAACTCATTTAGATAGTTTCAAGTAATTTTAGAAACACTATACACTTCATCATGCTTCGTGGCATCACCATGATCAAGCCAAGGTACAAATCCTCCGGTTTGATTGACCTATGGCCAATTAAATCAAGATGTATTTTTCCAGAAGCCATTTCCCCTTGGCAAAAAGCCGCGTGTGTGGGTCTAGGCATCGGATCTCTAGGATTGAGGTCAAATAAATTGACACCTGAAAATTTTTGGAGGGACGCCGAATCATCCACATCAATCTTGAGATGAAATTCCCAGTAGTCTAGGGGATTCAAGGGAAGCTCGTCGCCCTTGGGAGCCCCGGAAATTCGTGCCATGGCTTCCACCTTGACACGGATCGGCTTCAGACCGTAGGAAACCATATCTTCCGCAATTTCGTGGGCCTTGGCGACAACTTCTTCTCCAGTCCCCTTTTTAAACTTGGAAATCATAAGCTGGTTAGGGGAGTCACCATACAAGGCAGTAGCAAGAATAGGTTTCATCTTACGGTCTTTACAGTACCAACGCAGGAGGGCAATCTGGGCGGGTTCCACCGAGACGTGAATTTCATGGATGCCATTAGTGGATGCAATGGAAGTCATTGGGAGAGTGGCGCGACTTATTTGAATTTATTTTGTCCAACTTTGGAGATACACCCCTTTAAGTAACACCCACGGCGACTATTTTTCAAGGAGGAAAGCCTCCGGTCTGATTGACCCAGGTCAATTGAAGGCAAACGTGCCCGAGGGGTTAAGGGGTGGGCTTCAAGTTCCCATGGCGGAAGCCGCGTGAGTTCGATTCTCACCGTTTGCATTTTTTTTCTAGGGTGACAATAGTCATGATAAATTTATTTTGTCCAACTTTGGAGATACACCCCTTTAAGTAACACCCACGGCGACTCTTTTTCAAGGAGGAAAGCCTCCGGTCTGATTGACCCAGGTCAATTGAAGGCAAACGTGCCCGAGGGGTTAAGGGGTGGGAGTCACAAGTTCCCATGGCGGAAGCCGCGTGAGTTCGAATCTCACCGTTTGCATTTTTTTTGTAGGGTGACGTTCACACCTCACCATCAATCTCATCCCTCTTTTCATAACAACCAGAGCCCTAAAAAGATTTCATTTATATGACCAAGCCTCTAGAGAGACTCTTCCTTGGAATCGTCGACACCGGCCTCTCCACCCCCAAAAATAATCTTCTCCACCTCGTCGCGTGTAGGGAGGGTTTGGTAGAAGATGGCGTGGCAGACACTGTTGGCAAACCCCGTACGCATGCCACAGGAAACGGAAAAGCTCTCGTTGACATCCAGAAGAGTTGTCCCCGTGATGTCCTCGTCACGAAGGATAGACTTGAAGAGGCCGGCGTCATCTTCAATGTCAACCATGGAGGTGATGACCTCAACAAGTTGCACAGAGTCCAGGTCCCGAATGTGCTTGGGAAGACGCTTGCGAGGCTGGCGACCGCCTCCGCCCCCCAACCACAACACCGCCGTGAACTTGAGCAGAACCCGCTCGAACAAACCCCATGTTTCCACCGACGATCATTTTTTGGATGAGACGTGAGATGTGTTGGTAGTGGAGTGATGTTAGGGTCTGTTGGGTTATAGCCAAATGTCGTTAGGGTCTGCAGGGTTATGGCCACATGTCGTTAGGGTATGTAGGGTTATAGCCAAACGTCAGAAGGAACATGCTTTGATTAGAGACTTCCTGAAACCGAGAATATTCTCCCGTTGGGTTAGGGTTAGGAAAAAATCTCCCGTGACGTCCCGTCGGGCAAACTTGTAAGATTCAACTGGGGAGTCGCCAAAGGGGCTGATAGAAGCCGAATGCAGAGGCGGAAGCATCATGAGGGGTGCAAGGATGGATGAAGAGGTCCCAAGGTTGCATGTACGCGGCACAGAAGGGAGGGGTGACCGGGAGAATATCTTCCTGGCCCGGGAGAAAATCTCTCCCAGATCTCGTCGACGAGGCGATCTGGGAGAAAATTTCTCCCGGGCCGGGAGAATATTCTCGGTTTCAGGAAGTCTCTATTCTCGGTCCAATATCACAGTTTGAAAGAAGTAACTTGCCTGATTCCTGGCCCATCTCCACATCGTCCCTCCTTCCTACCGTTCCCCATGGCCTCCTATTCCCCCCACACCTCCGCCGTCTCTGACGAGGCCAAGACCAAGCTCCGGGCCTTTTGCCGCGCCATTGCACGGTTTGAAGCTACCAAGCCCGACACTCGCCCCGACCAAGCGCTTCTTGAGGACCTTCCGCGTTTCAAGAAGCACCATGACTGTCACTCAATGTCGTCTGACCTTGTCTCGTGTGTCGCCAGTGGGACTCCTACCATCGATGCCTTTAAGTGGCTCCTCGAGAACCACTTGTTCATGTCGGTGTCAGAGTGGACGGAAGTTCTCGCCGAACTCTTCACCATGTCGGGTGCCTACATTGGTCTGACTGAGGAGCTCTACCACCCTCGCATCGAGGCTCTCTTCTCCCACTTTGTTGACCAGGTTTGCGGTGACGCCGAGTTGGAGATCAAGAACGCGATGCGTGACTACAGTGACCCTAACGGATGCACGATTATGCACAAGGTTTTTTACGGTCACGGCGAACCTTCCCAGAAGGCTACTTGGGCATCCACCTTGGCGATGTGGGGGGTGGATCCCTTTGCTCCCGATCACGGCGGACAGACTGCCTTCCACCTGATGGCCACAGGCCTCCACCTTGACATGGTCACCCATTTCCTTCCCCGTCTCCCCATTTCTTTCGACATGGGCGCCCCCTTCATGAAGTTTGACAAGGGTCGCTCGCTCCCCATGCGCCTCCTCTACTCGCATGCCAAGGAGAAGAACCTGGATCGTCTGCGGCTCCTCAAGGCTATTTTTCAGCTTTTGATTGGCCACCCGTCCTTCATGTCCAAGGAGGTTCACGCCAAGTCAGACGAAGACGGCTTGAAGCTTGCTGACTACTTGGAGTTCTACAACTGGGCCGACGTTCTGGATCCTTCTACGGAGAGTTGGGATGCTCCCACCGGCCTCGTACCCCCAGACTCGGCACAGATTTACAAGAACCACTCGGACCACCGCGTGGTCTCCTGGTGCTTCCGCCACCGCTACCGCCACATGTTTGGTGATGACCTTGTCAAGGAACTGGAGGACCTCATCCGGGATCACGGTCTTCCTGACCACTATGCTCGCACCAACAAGGATGGCAATGAGATTGAGACCTTTTCTCAGCAGTGCCACCAGTGGAGGTTTCGCTACGGACCCCTGGCCGGCCTGCTTGGCTTTGACGCGCCTTCATCCTGAGGTACTTTTCGGAATTCAAACCTTCTTGTGTTTGACTACTCTATTTGGAAGTTATGCCTCAACAGGCGTAGCCTGTAAGGTTGGCCGAAGGCTATACCAAACACAATTTTACAATTTTCGATCAAAGATCGAAAATCTGATTTTGCTTTAGCAAAATTAAGGAATGGTGAGAAATTTTATTCATTTACTTTTTGAAACACCGGCAATTCATTTCGTGTTGGGCCATAACGCCTACCGAGGTGTCTTTATCCTCAAATTCTGAAATCTGTATCGCTTTAAATAACACCCTCCGCCACTTCTTTTTACGTGGAAGCCGCACAGATGCCCGAGTGGTTAAGGGGGCGGTCTTAAGAAATTATGATGTAAACCGCTGGTGATAAAAAGCCTCGTGGGTTCGAGCCCCACTCTGTGCAATTTTTTATGCAATCGAAGTGATGACACGCAAAGCTGTCAAGATTGCCGCTTGGGCAAAACATTCCTTGGCATAGGTAGGTGCATCATTTTTTGGATTAGCGTCATTGATAACCCCTCGACACGAAAAGGTGTGAACCCCCGTCCCGAAAAACACATCTGTTGCCGCCTTGACATAGTAGTCATCCGTCTCCAAAAAGGCAAGGCCCTCCGCTGTCGGTTCGACACCCGACTTCAGACCCAATGCGGCCAGCGCATCACCCACACTACATTCATCACCCACCCCGTTGTTACATTCCAAGGAGGTTTCGTTTTGATCAAAACATGCGCCGAGACTTGCGGGTGTTACGTGGTTTGTCACACATGTGACGGTGCCGACGGGAGCACCTGGGTAGGTCGTTTCAGAGGCACTTACATAGTCTTGAATTTCCACGGAGCGAAAGGTGACGTCGTCACAGTAGGTGTCACGAGGCAAGAGGGGACAATGGTAGTGGGCCTTGACGGCCTTCCCAACCTTTTTCTTAAAATCCGACGAGGCGGCCAGGTGCTGGGAGAAGCCGTTTTGCCACCCTAAACCAAGAGCAATCGATCCAACCTGGCAGCGGTAGGTGCCGCAAGTGCCAAAGGTCGCACACGTGCCTGACCCAACCACATGGGTCACCTTGGGAAACATGTGAACCAACACCTCTTGAAAGAGATCCACAAAGCGCTCAATATAAAACTGAGGTTGCATGTCATCCATGTGAATAATCACCAAGCCCTTACCACCATAAGACGCATAGCCAGCATTTGCATAGTCACTGGTGACCCCGCTTGGGAAAATCTTCTCCGTGTATCCGTCGGGCAGGATTTTCCCGGCACCTTCGGCCTCGGCCGCATCCCACACGAGGACGATCACCTCAACCTCCAATTCCCCAAGCGGTTTCAAAACGCCAGTCGTGTCACAGGTGTAGGCCTGGAAATACGGTGCCGCCCCTTGCTTGTTTCTTCGGGCAAGTGTGAAACACTCGCGACACTTGGAACTTTCCACGTGGGAAAAGGAGAGGCCCATGGGGGTAAAGGTAGACGCTGCCTTGGGTAGGTGACGACCTGCTAAGCTAGGAGTTATAAGAGCCATTTATTTTATTTGATGCTTGGGTTATTTTTTTGTTCACACCTATGACCGGTCTTTGTAAAAACCGCCATGGGCATTGACGTCGTCGTCTTTGGAGAAAACCACGAAACAATTTCCAATGAAAAGTTTATCCAAGCCGGGTTTCCATCCGCCAATCTTCGTCACTTTAACATTCCTGGGTGGATCCCCAAATTTAATGACTTGATTGGCCAAGAGGATTTGGTGGATCGCTTTGCTACCGAGATGCGTAGCGCCCCTCCTTCCCTCATCCGCCAGTGGTGGGATTCCATTGTGGCTAGAGGCCTCGAAGAGGACCTGATGGCATCCTACCTCCTCCACTGCCTCAACCACAATTATACCTTGGTGTTTTGGTGAGCACCAAAAAAAAACACATTTATTTTTCCAACATTTCCTCTTCAATGTCGGCAAGTTGGGCTTCCAAGGCGGCAGCCTTCACCTCCAGTTGGCGCTTCTCCCCATCCGTCAGCGAGATGACATCGTCCTCACCATCAAACCGAATGAAGTACATGTCGCCATAAGTTGTGGCAAGAAGTTCCTGAAGATCCTTGTACTCCTGGGCCAAAGAGATGCTTGCTTCGGCCCCGCTTGGTTCCATTGACCCGTTTGCCGCGGAGAGGGAAGACGTCAATGTGCTTGGTGAGGCCATGGGTGAAGGATGAATGAGACGAAGAGTGAAGAGTGATACTTATAAAGACATTTTGATGGGCGGCAAAAGGGTTGGAAGAAATTTAATCCCCAAGGCTTGAGAAGCCGGAACACTCACCAAGGTTTGATTGTACCAGTAGTAGGCCGTGTCACCACTTACCAACACCAAAAAGTAGGCCTTGGTACATGTGTTTCCCTTGGTGGAGCAGTAGGTCAAGGGATTATACTCGCATGTGGGTGTGGAGGGAGGACACGATTCGGGGTAGGTGCAATCTTGGCTAGGAGGACATCGGCAGTCCTTGGGAGCTTTGCATCCTGGAAGGGTGCACCCCGGAATGGGCTTGTCACAAAAGTTTGCCAGGGGTGAACCACACGTCTTGCCGGGTTTACACCCAAGTGGAACCTCAATAAGATCAAGATAGCCCTTGTAAGAGGCCTTTCCACTTCCCAGACGCAAGGTGGCACTCGCCGTGTCGCCACCTGAAAAAGGGTCTGAAGACGAAAAAAAGAGGCCCATCTCACCCTTGGGATCATATGGAAACCACCCCGAAGGGAAGAGAGTGGTTGGCTTCTGATTAAACAAATTATCGGGTTGCCACATGGCCACGTATTCCCCTGATGGCGTCTTTTTCATTTTGTACCAAGAATAGTTGAAATCTGGTGTAGTGGGAGGAATGCGGTGAAAGTTGGGATAAAGGTCAATCTCTTGTTCCGTCATCGTAAATTCACCTCCACCGACATAGCGCAAGTAGTTGGCAGGTCCATTAGGGACACTACCAGGCATTCCAGCCACCTCGAGCCCAAAGACATGGTTCGACACTAAACATTCGGCCTTGGGGCACGGAGAGGGAGCAGGAGGCTGACACTTTTTCTTTTTCTTCTCCTTAAAGTAGAGGTAGACAAATACGGCCGCCACTACAATGAAAACGGCCATGGCAATTCCTAAAAAGGTGGATGTCCCTGAGGATGACGAGGGCGGAGGAAAATACGGTTGAGGGGATGGGATGGGAGGAGGCACACGTTCCATCAGCCAGACAGGGTATTTATTGAGTTCTCAAGAAAGTGGTTTACGGGGGTGTATTTCTTTCTCCATTTCATCGCTTGTCCACGTAGGTCTTACAGTTGCCGCCGTTGTGGTAGAAGGAGTAGATCAACTCGCCGCTTGATGACGGGTCCCTTAGGGGTAGTGTAGACCTCGTGTCGGATGCCGTCCAAGTACAATGTCATGGTGCACTCGGGTGTCATTTCAACACGGTGCTTGGTTGTGAAGGAGCCATCAGGTTGTTAAATGCGTTGCATGGTAGGTGGAGGGAAGGAAGGAAGGAAGGAAGGAAGAAATGAATGATGAAACATCTCCGCAATGGCCAAGCAAAGAATGTTACGTCCTCAAAAAGAATGTTTTTGCACTATTTCAATCAAATGGACCACCCTTCTCCCTCCTACCTTTACACGACGCCCTTGCCACCTCGCCACCTTGTTCCCCGCAGTCAGCTTCTCTCAGGTCTGCCCCTCCCTTGGAAAGTCGAGGGAGACACCTTGAGTCTCTGGTCCACCCCGGAAAATCTGACTACCTGGTGCCAGGCCATTGATGACGATCATCCTCTACTTTCCCTTACCCTTACACGAGTGGCTCATTGTCCGAATTGTGAGAAGCCTTTGAGTTAGAAATTTTTACTCTACCCATTCGTCTTCACCACAATCTCCAAGGCCTTGGCACAATAGCCTGGTGTAAAAATCTCGGGTCGTGAGACAAAGACTTCTTCGCCATCTTCGACAGGAGGACCCGAATAAACTCCTTGAACACATTCCCTTACCGTCTCTATGGCTGTCCGAGACCATGCATCTCTCTCCAATACCGCAAGACCGTAACGTGCACCCAAGAGACCGCAACAAATGGCTCCATTGGTGTCCGTATCACCGCCAGTCTCAATGATGTGGCGAAGAGCCCCTTCAAGAGAAGACCCTTGGATAAGATGAAAGAGACTTATCGAAAGGGCATGACATACCCAACCTCCTTGGCTTGTAATCACCCTTTTAAACTCGGGTTGAAGAGCGTCTTGCAAGGCGACCTTTAAATCCTTGAGGTAGTCATTTCCTTCAAGCCTCTCTATGTGGCTCTGAACCCTCTCCCTTCCATCCACCTTTTCTCCTCTCACCAAGTCATAGAGGATGTCTAAATAAATCAGGGAGGCTTGCACCGACAGGTCGTTGGGGTTGGATAGGCTAGTGTCTTGAAGCGTCGCTTCTTCCATGAGGGCCCTCGAAGGCAAGAGGGCGAGAGGCCAACATCGCATCAAGGCTCCATTGGGCCGTGCTGCCTCCTTGGATTCTTCGCTTGGAAATTGTTTTTCGTAGCGTGTTGTGTAAGTCTTGACCCTCTTGTATCCACTAAAGAGGGCCCTCGTGTTTCGGCCCATAAAGGGACAACCTGAAGATCCCCAAGCAACATAATTTGCCTTTGCCGTCTCAAGGTCGTATAGCCCTTTCTTGCTGGATAAACTCCCAAGAAGACACGCAAACATTTCGCTATCGTCCGAAACTTGGCCAACGGGACAAGAAGTCATATGGCCAAAACGCCCAATTCGACGGAGACGCCATGTGGGGTGAAAGCTGCCAGTCCACCGTTTCATCATCCGTCCCCTCCCAAACTCGCAAGGGGTGCCCAAGGCATCCCCAACAAAAAACGCCCACATTCCTCCTTGGGCTTTGTCAAGAAGGATCCCGGACATTTTATTTTTGCGTTGTCAATTCCTCTTAAGTTTAAACAAGTTTATGGTGGTATGGCCCAACACAATATGAATTGTCGGTGTTTCAAAAAGTAAATGAATAAAATTTCTTATAAAATTTGTGTTGGTATGGCCTCCGGCCAACCTTACAGGCTACGCCATAAGTGTACGAAAGGTGAGGGCCCTAAAGATTGGGCTTTGCCCAATCATTAATGATCGACTACGTCGATCT